GTGGGTTTCTTTTTATTGATAAATAAACAAATATAAATGTAAAATAAATTAAATTAAATTGTTTAATACGTCAATATCAAGATAACTCAGCTTCAGCTTCTTCCCTTCACCTTCTGCGCTTGTCTCAGCGTTTGACTGGCTGTCAAACTTGCGCTTCTGTGATGTTCTGGGAGTAGGTGCTTCAATGCGGTCAACTAGGCTACTATCACCTCTTTTGTTGGTTGGCTTAGCAACGGCAAACAGTATTGCTCGTTGTTTGTCCAAGGGTTGGGCTGATCGGATGACTGACAGTATCTCGTCAGCGATGTCACCATCGTCTGCTGATATAGTCTCAGTTATGGCCTGCTCAACTTCATCTTGGTCCCAATCGAACTTCCCAGTTTTGCTGTGTTTCAGTCGTTCGAGACTTTCTTGGTACATTCGGCGCAGAAGTTCTTCTGTGTCCTGGTAATAGTATCCACCTGCCATGTAAAGAGACGCTGTTTTCATCATTTTGATGAGTTCTAGGTGTGTGTCAGCTCGCAGCTCTGGGTTGAGCTCCGTTTTGTCAAACATCAGAGATTTTAGCAGTCTTTTCCTGATCAGAACTAACACCAGCTCGGGCAAGCTGGTGTGTGGATTTATTACACAGCCAAAGTCGTAGCCAAGCAAGTCTGCTGGAATAATTAGACCTGGACCAAAGTCAGGGCTGCCGTTTCCCCAGAGGTGTGGTAGGGGCAGCTGTGACCTTAGTTCTACTGTTAGTTGCACTCCGGTGGATGATATCAGCGCATTTATCTGATCAACACTTAGTGAGTCAACCTTTGAACCTTCTAGCAGCGATGCTGCTTTTGAGGACAGAAAGTGGTTGACGAGCATGGTGAGTGGAGAGCCTGAGCCCAGACCTGGATTTTGGAAAACAACATTTTCGAATATGGCTGGCGAGTTTATGTACATTGTTGGTGCATGTCGCATAAGGTAGTCAGCTATTTCTTTGCTGATTCTTTTGCCATCGTTTGTTGTGGGGTCCACACCCATCGTCTTCATCATTAGTATTGTCATTAATAGTCGCATCTCGTTTGGAGATGAGTGCGCTGATTCCATCCTTACACCGTCCATTGACATCCAACGAATCACGTTTCCGTCTAGTCTGAAGTGAAACACATTGTCTGAGTACACTAGGAGCCCTTCCTTCGTTTTCAGAATGTGTGTGAGCAGTCGCATGCCGTAACCCTCACTGATTTTGAATTTCATCAGTGATGAGTTCCCGACTAGGGACTGCTCTATGCTGTTACTGACTAGAGATACTAGCGTGAGTGGCATCATTGAGGCGGCTGAGTTGTAGACGAATATGTTACGAACCTTCTCTTTGGCATCGCTACGCTTGTACACTTCGCCTTTTGCCTTTAGGTGACAAAAGGATGACCACGAAGAGGCCATGAACTCATGGGCCCTTAGTAGTTGAAATGCACCATATACATCTGATATCAGTAATTGCTTCCGCTTTACCAGTGACCGTGAGGGTGGACCAGCTTCCGCTTTTAGATTGATTTTGGGTATGGCCACCTTCTCAACATAGGCTTTGTCTTTTGACATTGTTATCTCCTCTGTTGTGAAGGGCATCCGCCACCCAGCGTCATATAGCGGGAAGTATTTCCTGATGTCTGCGAAGATTGTCATGGCACTGTTTGTGGTGCACATTGGCAGCCTTTGATTACGGACGGAGTAGTCAAAGGACTCTTTGGCTTTCTTTAGCCTGTTCAGTTGCCCCATCTTGCTTGCGTGGCCTAGGTAGTTGTCGTTAGCGACAGTTACCAGATCGGCCTCAAGATTGATGAGGTTATGATTCGTGGAGTCCTTGACTGCATCCGTCGTTATCGCACTGCGTATGAATGAGAACACCCGCTTGTCAGCGTTGACAATCTTGTTGGAGGATGTATAGTTAGCTGCCTTTTGAAGTCGACTTCCGTCTAAGAATTGAAATAGTTGCTGCAGTTCTATCGCTTTTAGTGCCATCTGTTGTGGTATGTATTTTGGAACGTCGGACCCTGTCAGTGGGAAAATAGCAGGCACTTCTGTGAGCATGCGACATGAGTATCCTATTGATTCCAGCTTCTGTCTGTATTGGTGGGGTTTTATGTCTTCGTTGTCAACTTTCCCCATCTTCGTCAGGCCAGCTGTTGGAACAATTGACCTCATGTTTGTGTTTTTGAGCATCGAGCTATTGGCCCAAATGTCTGACAGGCTAATGCCCTTGTTCTCGATTATATATTTAACTTCTGACATCTAAAAGTTTAGGTACATGGGTGTTTAATTATAAGTAATGAAAAATTTTATGTAATGATCCTTCCATCTTGGCTTGGTAGGTTAGTCCTGGGGCATTACTCCCAGCACTTGGTTACCATTGGTTTTAATGGTTTTTCAAATAAAATATAGAGTTTTTGGTTTAAATTCTTTATTTATTTATTAGTTTAGAAAAATAAAAAGTTTATGATATGACAATGTTAGTTTTAAATTGATTCTCCAGTTAAATAGTCGCATAGGTAGTTGTGGCGAAACCATGCATGGCACAGTGTCGTGTTATGGTCTATTCCTCTTAATACTCCATCTATGTTGATCCTAAAACGCGTCGGGTGGTTGAGTTTTTCTAGTAATTCCATGTCTTCGTCATCAAGTAAGCACCAGGCATCTACATCGTAGAAGGTTGAGAACACTGTGAGCATTAACGATCTGACCGCACATATGTGGTCATTGGAGTCGTTTGTGCTGAAGTTCTCCAGTGATCCCATCCCTTCTAGAAAGTCGCTTGATGCTGCTTGGAGTGAGTCTAGCAGATCCACTAGTGGTATTGGTTCAAAGTCATTGATTGTGAGTATTTCGAGAATTCCATCTACAGTCTTGTGATATTCTGAAGATATTATGTTTATATTGTCATACATTGTCTTTAGGTTTGTTCTAAAAGGATAAAAACATATATTAGTTATTATTATAAGTTAGGTTTTTGTAAGTTGTTGGTTAAGCATGGGTATGTGTAACTGCATTACTAGTTAGCACCATATTTAAAGCATTAAAAGCGAAATAAAGTTTAAATACTGGTTTTTGGTTGAGGGTTTTTATTTGATAAATACTGATAGAATGGTAGTGAGTTTATTTCAATAAGTCATCAACGAAAAATCCAGTCTTTTGTCGTTTAGGTGCATTTGCGGCTGTTATTGGTGTCACAGATGCTGGGACACTCATTTCCATGGGTTGATTTGTGTTCTGTCTGTAATTGGGTGGTGGCTGGTTGAAACTGGCCAGTGGTCCGGCTTTTGCCGGTTTAGGCACATGTGTGACTCTTAGCGGCTCAGCGGGTTGCGCATTGAAGAAGTCATTGATGGCAAATTTACGCACAATGTTCCTCTTGAGAGGAGCCTTCTGCGGTTTTTCGTCATCTGGTAGACTATTCATGCGTTTCTTGATGAGCTGCCTCACAAATGTGTTGTAAAATGGCGTTGTGTCAATTTTGTTGTCCCCAATTAGCGTCAGACTGAAAAGGTTGTCAATTAAGGAGTCAAACTGATTTGCTGGCATACCAACATAGACCTGTTTGCCATCCACATCTGCAAAGTCTGCAAACATGTAGGCCTCTTTGTCTTGGTTTGTGGTCAGCTTGTTGCCCTTCGGGTCCTTCATTGTCCGCGTTTGTAGCGATTTGTATAGATGCGCTTTGGTCGCGTCGACGAAGTCCGTCCGGTCATCATCAGTTATGATGCCACCGACAGGTGAGTTGCGCATGGCTGTCTTTAGCATGACATCAGTGAACAGTTCGCCCGCTTCTGCAAACTTGGCGGCTTTCTCTTCCGATGTCATGTTCAGTGCAGCCGTTGGCCCAGCTTTGATCTGTTGATAGGTGGCACCCTCTTTCATGACTACCAGTCTGCGTGCTGCATAGAAGGCGGCCATGACAGCAGGTGCTATCTCATTAACTGTCGCTATTGAGATTGCAGCCCAGTCAGGTCTCTCTACACCAGCTGCAGTTATGTCAATCATGGTAATAAACGTGTCCTTGACCTGTGATAGTTGCAGTCCCTCCTTTGTTACAGATGACGCATACGGCATCACAAGTTTCATGTTGTGATCAACAGTGCATTGTAATTTCAGTTTTATGTCCCCCACCGGGCCAACCTTTGACACAGCTGGGTATTGTTCGAGAACAATCGCACCTGTCCAGGCGACTGCTGGTGGTAGGCTCATTAGTGCAGCCACGAGTGCTAGCTGGTAGGAGTCCCCAGCTATCTTCCCTTCGGAGACTGCTGTTATAAAGACTCCCGTCCTGCCAAAGTAGGCAAACATCTTGCCAATAGCGGCACAGGCAATTGGGTCGAAGTCGTCACTCACATAGACAGTCGTCTCAATGACTATGCCTGGTGAGGCGGCCTCGCTCACAACGACCTTGCGATATTGCGTTTCAATGTCATACGTTGCACCTTCATGGTTCACTTCTAACGTTAC